CTGCGCAGGCGTCCTGCGCCTCACGGATCACACCGTCAGGGTCTGCCGCCAGGCCCATGCGGACCAGTTCCTCGGCCAGATTCACGGCATCAAAGATCACGCCCCACTGCTGGCGCTGGGCTTTGCCCCGGGCCACGGAGTCGAGTGCGTCGTACATCTGGAGCGCCCAGACTGCGCGGTCGTCGCGGGTAAGTAGGGCGGCGCCTGTGATTGCCATCAGGTGCGCCGTGGGGTTGACGCCTCGGGGGCGGTAGGTGCTGCGCTTGCGGGTCATGCATCCCCCAGCAGCCTGACGGCATCGTCCACACTGCGGCAAACCCCAGCCACGCCCCCGGCCTGCCGGATCGTGGCGAGGAACTCCTCCTGCCCGGGGCGCATCCTGCCGGTGCGGCTCTTGACCTCAATGGCAAGCGTCCGCCCGTCCTTCAGCACGCCCATGATGTCCGACATGCCGCGCGCCGTGTTGGCCCGGATATACCGCGTCGAACCGTCCCGGTTGCGCTCCGCGAAGGTGCCGCTGTTCTGCCGCCAGTGGCTGGCGACCTTCGGGTGATGCCGCAGCAGCGCCAAGATCGCCCGCAGGATCTGCGCCTCTGACGGTTCGCCGCTGGGCTTCGCTGGGGCGCGTTTCTGAGGCTCGGGCGGGATCGGCAATTCCCGCCGCGGCTTGCCCCAGATGGCGGCTAGGGTGTCCTCGCTGCGCTGGTGGTCTTGCATGACCTCGCGCAGGGTGCGGCGGCCTCTCATCGCTTCGCCCCTTGCGCGGCGCACCGCGCCGCATACGCCCAGACTGACGGCGCCTGCTCATACGCCTGCCGCGCGGTCACGCCTATTTCCGCTTGGCGCGTGGCCCGATACCAAACATTGTTTTTGTTGATCGCGTCCGCGACCACTAAGCCGGCGCGCTTCAAGTGCAACAAGTATCTGTTTGCCGCGTTCTTCTGCACGCCCAAGTGGGCGGCCAAGGTTGCCGTCGTCACCGGCTGGTAGTTCATGACGATGTTCAATGTGTCGCGTTGTCGGGGGGTCACTTTGTCCTCCTGTCGGGGCCGCAAGTGTCAGCCCGCCGACTGCCGGCAGTCAACCGGCGCAGAATGCCCCCGCAATTCTGTCAACAATAGGCGCAGAGCGGCACAAAGTGGCATGATGCGTCGGCGCCGATGCGAGCGCGACACGGAGTCCAGACAATGTACACGACCTACGGCCCGGGCGATGAAGCCACGTGGCCCACGTACCCAGCCGGTTACAACGGCGATCACCCGAACGAAGCCGAGGCCCGCGACCACCTGCTAGCCTGCCCAGCAGACTGGCAACTGTGGTTCAGCGTTGTTTCGCAGGCCCGCGAGGGTGCCGCGTTCGACGTCGTGAACGTCCGCGAGGAGGACATGTCGGCGGCTCACGCCGACGTCCTGTTGGCATGCCTGTTCGCCGGCACCAGAGCGCAGGCTGATGCGGCTCGGTTTGAACTGCAGAACCGATTCCTGCGAGATAACGAGCACCGGGTCCGGCAGATCGCGGACGCGATGTTCGCCTGCAGCGAGCCTGAGTTCTACGACGATTTCTGAGGAGCGGACATGTTCACCAACATGAGTTTTCACGGCATCGTCGGCGTAGTTGCCACGAAGCGCACCAGTGCCAACGGCCACACTTGGCGGCACATCATCCTGACCGATTCCGAGGGAAACGAGGTCAAGATTTCGCTGTTCCCTGCGGCAGAGGGCAAGCCCGAGCAGATCAGCATCATTGACGAGGAGCGGACGGAATGATCCTCGAAACCGCCACCCAGCGCGATGCGGACTGGTACGCCGCCCGCGTCGGCAAGGCCACGGCCAGCAGGTTCAAGGACGCCATTGCCACGAAGAAGCAGACGGAAAAGCAAAAGAAAGACAACCTGCCAGGCGACCCCATGCAGGCGCAACTTGACTATCTCACCGAACTGGTGGTCGAGCGTCTGACCGGGCAGCGTGTCCAGAAATACGTCACCGCCGCCATGCAATGGGGCGATCACGAACCCGAAGCACGCACAGCCTACGAACGCACGACCGGCACCAGCGTCGAGGAGACGGGCTTCGTCGCGCACGACACGCTGCTGGCGGGCTGCAGCCCGGATGGCTTGGTGGACTGGGACGGTCTCATCGAGATCAAGTGCCCGTACAACAGCGCCGTGCATATCGAAACGCTGCTGCGTGGCATGCCTGACGAGCACATCCCGCAGGTACAGGGCCAGATGTGGATCACTGGCCGTCAGTGGTGTGATTTCGTCTCCTACGATCCCCGGATGCCTGAGCCGCTGCAGCTGCACGTTCAGCGCATCCAACGTGACCCTGGCTTCATTGCTGACCTGGAAGCCCGGATCACGATTTTCCTGCAGCAGGTCAGCACTCAAGTCGAGGCGCTGCGGCGTCTCGCGGAAAGCAAGAAATGAGCACTGAGAAGCCCAAGCGGCCCTACGTCCGCACCGTCAAGGTGTACGTCGTGAGCCACCCCGACCACATGGACCGCCTGATCCGCGCCATCAGCGCAGCCGAGGCGATCCGCTACGCATCGTCGGGCTACGAGGCCAAGCTCGCCACGCAGGACGACATCATCGCCCTGATGGGCGGCGGCACGCCCGTCGAGACGACTGTGGCCGCGTCCCGCGTCCCCGGCGTGGACGACGACGGCATGCCTGCCAGCCTGACTGACTGAACCAACGGGGCGGGAAACCGCCCCATTTCGGAGAACAACCGTGCCAAATACACACGAACCGACGTTCATGGCTGAAGCCTATGACCTGCTGGTCAAGAGTCTGAAAGATCAACTAAAAGAAGCATGGAAAAAAGTAGACGAAGAAGCCTACAAGCAGGTCACAACATGGGATGTAATTTTCCCTTTTGTTCTGGAGCACTGCGGGCGCGACAAGTTGCTTGAGCTTGGCAAGCTGATTGGTGAAGCGGTTGAAAAGGAGCACGGGGTCAACGAGGGCATTGAAGAAGTTGTCGCAGGCTACCAACTCACCCAACCACAGGAGTAATACCCATGACCGCACTTGTACCCGTTGACCAGATCGAACGCATGGCCGTCAGCGTGGCCCGCTCGGGCCTGTTTGGCGTCAAAACCCCGGACCAGGCGATGGCCCTGATGCTGATCGCCCAGGCTGAGGGCCTGCACCCGGCCATCGCTGCCCGTGACTACCACGTTATTAACGGTCGCCCCGCCCTGCGCGCCGACGCCATGCTGGCCCGTTTCCAAGCTGCCGGCGGCAAAGTGGAATGGGGCGAGTACACCGACACGCGCGTGGTTGGCAAGTTCTCGCACCCGTCTGGCGGCAGCGTGGAGATCGCGTGGACGACGAAGATGGCCCAAGACGCCGGCCTGACGCGCAACCCGACATGGAAGTCCTACCCCCGCCAGATGCTGCGCTCGCGCTGCATCTCTGAGGGCATCCGCACCGTGTTCCCCGGCGTCGTCGTCGGCACCTACACACCAGAGGAGGTCGAAGACATGGCTCCCGCGCCTCGCCAGGTTCCGCCCCCGCCCGCACCCGAGCCCGTGGAAATCGTCATTGACGCCGACAAACTGCTGGAGCAGATCGAACTCTCCAGCACGCTGGAGGGCCTTGAACTGCTGCGTGCGGACATGCGCCGCGTCCCGAAAGGCCCCGACCGCAATCGCGTGATTGCCGCAGCCACGCGCCGCGTTGACCAGATCCGCGCCGAGCAGGAACCGCCTGCCGGCGACCCGCAAATCGTCCAGGCCGAGGAGGGCACTGTATGAACGCACCCGTCATGACCCAGGCCGAGGCGGCGCTGCACTACCGTCTGCAAGCCGTGCAAGACATGTACGCAGTCGCGGACGACCGCGCCCGCACCGCCCGCGAGCACATCGACCGCCTGCTGGTGGCGATCTACGAACTGACGTTCCCGCTGTTGAGCCACCCGGAGCACGGCAAGGCCGCCGGCAAGGCGCAAGACATCGCCGCTGACATTGAAGACTGGTGGTTTGCCGAGGAGAGCACCGATGACGACGAATGACATCCTGCTGACTGAGCAGGAACTGGCCGAACGATGGCGCGTGGCCAAGCGCACCGTGCGCCACTGGCGCGCCAATCAGCGCGGGCCGGCCTTCATCCGGCTCGGCCGCACTCAGCAGGGGCGCGTGATGTACCGACTGGCCGATGTGCTGGCTTATGAGGCTCGGCAGAGGAAGGAGGAGGCGGAATGAGCACGCTACGCGAAGCCGCCCAGCAGGCGCTGGAGGCGTTGGAGGCAACGCATTACGACGTTGGTTCCGCTGAGAGACAACGATTGCAGGCTGTGGATGCCATCACCGCCCTCCGCGCCGCACTGGCGCAGCAGGAGCAGGAGCAGGAGCCGGTGGCGTGGATGCTGACAGATGATTCTGGAATGCGGTTTGTTTCCGTGGACCGGCCTCATCCTGATTTTGTTCCCCTCTACACCACCCCACTCTGCCGCGAGTGGCGGTCGTTGACGGAGCCTTGGCGCGGACTCGCGGAGGAACCAAAATGACCCAAGAAGACATCATCCGCTTGGCGCGGGAAATATACGGAACCGAGGCGACAGCGCAGGAAATCCGCTTCGCCGCCCTCGTCGCAGCAGCAGAACGCGAGAAAGTCGCTCACTGGATGCGCAACTGCGGCTACGCCACCGGGCATGGCGACACGACAGAGGATCTGCTGGATCACCTCGGTACGCAGATTGCCGAGGGGCTGTTGATGGAGCGTGAGGCGTGTGCAAAGGTGTGTGAGGACACTACTGCGGCATGGACGCAGCCTGTCTACAACGGCGCATGTATGGATTGCGCCGCCGCCATCCGCGCAAGGGGGAACAAATGACCAACGACGAAATCGCCACCCTGATGAACGAAACTGCAGGCCAGCATTGGGGCAACGAGGCTCATTTCCAGCGGTTTGCCGTCGCGCTTAAAAAGCGTTTTGAGGCGGCGTCGAAGTTGGTAATCAAGCTGGCAATGGAAGCAGAGCGCGAGAACGGCGCAGCCGCCGAACGCCAGCGCTGCGCTAGGGTTGCCCGCCAGTGGGACGTAGACTGCCCGAACACAAACTACGGCGGGTGTATTGCCCGTCTTATTGAAGGAAAAAACCCATGAAACCCAGCCACCTCACCACTCCGCGCACGCTGGCCGACTGCACGTTCACCACGGGCTACGGCATCGCAGAGCCGCGTTCGCGTTACGTTCCAGCGCCCGCAGTTATCATTGCGTGCATCGCGCTGGGAGCCCTGCTGTGGACATTGCTTTGACCATCGACATCATCGTCTGCGCCGTGCTGGCCGCTGTCGGCGTGTTGCTGTTCTGGCCGCAGTTGTAGGAGGTACTGTGTTGTTTGATATGGATGCACTAAAGCGCAGAGCGCAGCAAAGAGCGCAGCAAAGATTCTTGCAAGAAGCAAGAGAGATTCTTGGTTTGCTGAGAATTAGTGGTATGGAAGTTGGTGTAGTTGGGGCAAAAATACGGGTCAAAAATGCAAGTAAGTTGACGGACCAAAATAGGGATAAGATTAGGTTTTACAAACAAGCACTTATTACCCTGCTGCGAATTGAGCAGCTTGAATCATCTGCGAAGCAGGATAAATGGCTATGAGCCGCCTCCCCACCGGCTGCGACCAGCAGGGTCGTTATCCCGAGGCTGCCGAGGCGGCGACCGAACTCGGCGCCGACGACTTCGACGACGCGGCCGCGATCATCGTTAAGCAGATCATCTGCATCGTCATTGTCATCGTTGTCATGGCGGCAATCTTTGCGTTTCAATAGCTCCAGATCGCCGGCACGGCCCGCAGGTCAAGGTGGATGAACCGGCCCGTGCCATTTTGCTGTACGCCGATTCCGGTGAATCCTAGCTCCAGCGCTAAACGCAGGAAACGCACGGCGTCAGAGCCCTGCACCGCCACATCGGCAGCCATGCCGGTAGAGTGCATGCCCGGATGCGTCTTGGCTTTTTCTATAGGATGATCAGGGCAGCGCCAACCCGAACTGATGACCATCGGGCCGAACTCGTTGCGCAGCGACTGCAGGCGCTCCATGAACGCCGGCTGCATCTTTTCGCGCCCACAGTGCCGGCAACGGAATTCCGCAGAGCGGAAGTTTGGGTATTCGGCCCAGTCCATCATTGGCGACGCTTGTCGTACACACTCCAACCCACGCCAGCAGCAGCAGCAGCGCCTCCTATGATGGCATCAATTGTGCCGCCATCAATTCCATATTTGACGGCAAAACCGCCCGCAACGGCGGTCAAGATGTGGCGAACCAACGCTTGAATGATGACTGCGTTCATTTGTCAACCTTTGCTTCCAGTTTGTCAAAAATGCGAGCCAGCATAGATTTGATATCACCTATGTCAGCTTTATAGTCTTCTTTGGCAACGTAAACATGCGGCATTTGCCTGACATCCTTGTCAAGAAGTCTGATTGACTGCCAAATGTTGTTCAGTATCCAGCCGCCCAAAACGCCGGCTAGAGACACTGCGATGTTAAAGAGGGCCTGAGTGTCCATCAGTCAATCAAGGCGTTTGTGGGTTGATTGGTAAACGTCGGAATGCCCATCGCCGCACGCAAAAGCGCTTCGTTTTGAGCCGCCAACGCGTTGACAGTCGGCGAGTCGTAGGTGGGAATTGCTCTCTGTTGCGCCAAGCCGCTTCTGAGATAGCGCCTTGCTCCAGCAGAAACTGCTCCTGGAGCCATAGCGCCCACCGCGCCACCAAGGGTTGCCCCCTGCGCCCCGCCCATAGCGTAGCCACTTGCAGCGCCGAGGCCGCCGCCCATGTAGCCAAACAGTGTTTGCGACCCCGGGGTGCCTTGGACGCCGGGCTGAACCATCACCGGCCGCGAGATGTTGGCAAACCGAGCAATCAGGTCCAAGTCGCCGCTGAAGTATTTGCCTCTGGTCTGCAGATCGTTGGCGAGTTGCCTTGCGTTGACGGAGCCACCGCCTTCGATGATGGCGTCTTCTACCGCGTGACTGATTGCCATGCGCTGCCGAGATGCCCGGAACTGCTCGAGCATGGCCTGAGCGTTCGGATTGCCGGCCTGCTGCAGCGAACGTTCAATCTGGTCTTCCAGCGCATTGCTGACGGCTCTTTGCGCCAAACCAAGCGCGTTGTCGCCGCGAGAAATGTTGGCGTTGGCTTGCTCTCGCAGTGTTCTGGTGGCCTGCAAGGCGTCTGCAGAATTAAACTGCCCCACGCGATACGAATTGACCAGATCAACAACGGGCTGCGGAATGGCTTCGGGAAACGAGCGGCCGGGTCCGGTGTATGCCTGCAGAACATTGCTCAACGCACTGTCAAAATCCTGATCGGTTTTTACAGCGCCAATCCGGTTCAGCGGTTCGTATCCCTTCTGAAACTCGTCCTTGCGGATCTGCTGCGTTGTGCTGCGCTCAAGCCTTGCGTCTGGCGGTAAGCCAAGAGCCCTTCGCGCAAGACGATCCGTCACCTCTTGGTTGCGAACAGCAAATTCCTGCTGCGTTCGTGTCTTGCCCCCAAGGCGTTCCGCCAGCACGTTTTGGGTTGATGGCGTAATGCTTC